AGATGCGCTTGCGGAGCCCGGAGTGCCCGGCGCGCGCGACCGTGGCCCCGACCGGGGGGTCGAAGTTGATCATGTAGTCGATGTTGGTCAGGTTCCCGATCCGGATCTGCGACCCTGCCGAGGAGAGCACAACCGCGTCCGACAGGGGCGACAAGCTCGACTCCCACACCGGGTCCGACACGCCAAACTCGTCGGTGCGCTCGGGGTCGATCTTCCCCCAGACGTAGGAGTAGGCGAACCGGAAGGTGCCCAGCGGCTCCTTCCCCACCCACGCCACGTCGGGCTTCGTGATGGTCGGCGGGAGCGCGGGGCCCTCGAGCTGAAAGTGCCGGCCCCGAGTCATCTTGTCCGGTCGCCCCTTGACGCGCCCCTGGAAGTCCTCCTCGTTCCACTCGCTCACGGCGCGCGCAGACACCTCAAAGAACCGGTCCCCCGAGGCGTCCCACACCTTGCCGTCGAGCACCTCGGTCACGTCGTCCTTGAAGAAGAACTCGGGCTGGTGCAGCCGGAACGGCAGGTTGCTGCTGGCGAGCGGCCACGGACGGTCGATGCTGACGAGGTACTGGTTGAAGTACGAAGGCGTCGGCGGTACTGTCGCAGGGCCGATCCAGAACTCTCGGCACTGGCGGCGGTGCCACACCCCGTCCGGGGTCTGGAACTCGATGTGGAAGACGCCGTCCCACGCACCGGTCACGTCGGGGTTGGGGAACCCTGCAACGGCTGCTCCAAAGGTGAAGACGTAGGGGTCCGCCGTGGCAGACACTCCGCGCCCCATCGTCACCTGCGTCTGGTCGGGAAACACAATGACGTGCTCCACGTCGGGGACGAACGCCGCGGGGCAGTCGCCCGCGAGCTTGCGGACGGCGTCGTTCAGTGCCCCGTTGATCTCATCAAGGGCCGTGGCATCCACGTCGGAGCGCCACGCGCGCCGCGCGAGCACCTTCTTTCGCCACTCCTTCCGGACCATTCAGCCCTCCAAACAGAGCACCCCCCGAGCGTAGCACGCCGGGGGGTGTCTGCGCTACTGCGCCTGTGTTCGACTACGGGAAGTAGAAGTTGCAGGTCGTCAAGGCGTGGTTCGCGGTCGAGGTGACCAGGCAGTCCCCGATGATGCCGAGGTCTTCCGCGAGGGTCGCCGCCGTGCCCGCCTTGCCGCCACCGTCTGCCTCGCCGTTGCTGATCACGATGTCGCCTGCCGTGATGGTCGCCGCCGCAGGGGCGAGCACCGAGCCGATGCCCTCCTTGAGGATGAACCCGTAGGACGCCGCGGGGATGGCGGTCTGCGCCACGCCGAGGAGGAAGCCCCGGCGCTTGGCAGCGGTCACGCACACGATGCCTGACATGTTGTCGGCGGTCGCGGCCTTGCGCTGGACGATGCCGCCTGCGGGGATGGCGATGCTGTCGGCGTTGTTGACGTAGCGCCACACGCGCGTGCCGTAGGTGATGTCCGTCGTGGTGACGAGCTCGCCAGGGGCGTAGGAGCGGGAGGTCTGACGCTCGGACACGGGGCCGGCGAGGAACTGGTTGTACATGAGGAGGTTCTCCGAAGGGTTGAAGTGGGGGTGAGGGCCCGACCGATTAGGACGCGCCGCCCGAGGTGCAGCCCTGCGCGGACAGCTTGGTGATGACCATCGCTTCGTGCTCGACGTACTTCGCCGTGACGCAGTCCTGGTCCGCGTCCACTTCCTTGAAGGGGGAGACGCTGGGCTTCTCGAGCTGCAAGATCTCGATGAAGTCCGTGTTGAGGAAGTACCCGACACCCTTCAACGCCACGCCCGTGAAGTCGTTGGCGAGGTCGATGAGCAGCGAGGGGTACACCCCGGCGAGCCCAAACACGTCCTGGATGAGGTTGCCCTTGTCGATGTTGTCCGACACCTTCATGGTGCGGACGATGTCGCTCTTGGCCGACTGGTAGTTGCCGTAGGTGTCGTCGTCCAAGACCACGATGTCCGGCCCACCGTTCGGCTTGCCGCTGTACTGCGCGCAGGCGCGGTACACCTTGCGGAACTGCACGATGCCGTCCGTGGCCCAGGCCGGGATGTCCCCGTACTGGTTGAAGTGGCCCTCGGCCTGGCTCTTGGCGTAGTTCTCCACCGTCTCGGTCTGCGAGGCCGGCGCCGTGAAGTCGAGCGCGCCGTTCTGCACACCCGTGCCGACGCCTGCCGTGAACTGGCCGTTGAGGGTCAGGTAGCCGTAGAGCTGCGCGGTGTCCGCGACCATCCCGAAGGACTTGCCGGTGAACAGGTACTTCTCGCGGTCCATCCCGATGCCGTCGAGGACGGTCTTGGGGTACTCGTTGACCAGCGAGAGCGCCGCGAGCTTGCCCGTGTTCTGCTTCATCTCCTTGAGGGGGATGTTGATGCTCACGACGACCCGGTGGTAGTCCACCCGGATGCGCTGGAGCCCCTTGTACCGGGTGCGGTCGAGCACCTCGTCGCCGTTGAAGATGCCCGTGGCGCGAGCCGGGGCCTTCGTCATGAGCGGACGCTCGACGTACTTCCCGCCCTCCGAGCTCACCTTGCCCTTCTTCATCAGCATCGCGCGGAGCGGGCTGTTCTGCTGCCAACCCTGCACCAGGGGGCCGCGGAAGTCTTCGAAGGTCGAGTTGAGCAGTTCGGTGGAGATGGCCATGTGGGAGTCCGTCCAGGGAGAAAAGGGGGTTGCGTCGTCGCGTTCGCCTTTCCATCAACCCCCTCGCGAGCCTTTCAGCCTGTGCGAGGTGTGCGGGAGCTGCCGTTGTGCTCCAGATGTACCGCAGCCTTGTCGTACCTGTCAAGGGCTACGGCATAACTTTCTTCACCCCTCCTCCATCTCCGCCTCGCGCCGCTTGCGCGCCATGACCACGTCGTAGGGCTCGTCCGTGTCCCGGGCAGACCGCGCTGCGCTTGGCCCAGCGCCCGTGCTCGCTGCCGCGATGCCGGGCGGGACCACGGGACGCGCACGCTCCACCACGACAGGCGCGGGCTCTGCTACGGCTGCGGGCGCTGCTGCGGGCTCCATCGTGGCGCGCACCATCTTCGCAGCGCGCTCCTCGGCGATGCCGGCTTGGATCAGCTTGAGGAACTCGACGTAGGCCCCCGTGGGCTCGGGCTGGCGTCCGCTGTCCGGTGTCCAGTTCGGATCGTCCTGGAAGTCGTCGTAGATGTCCGCGTACTTCGCCTTGTGGGTGTCGAACACCCGCTGGGTGCTGACGTGCGCGAGCTGCTGCTCGTACTCGGCGAGGGCCTTGGTCTTCTCCCCGAGCGCCGCCTCCAGCGAGGCGACCTTGTCCGCCAACGGCTTCACGGCATCGTCGGCGTCGAGGAGCTTCGACCAGTAGTCCCCCTTGGCTTTCGCGGCCTCGAGGTCCGCCTCGAGCCGAGCCGCGCGCTCCGCGGCAGTCGCCGCTGCTGCCTTCGCCTCGGCGCGCACCTGGTCCGCTCCCCGGTGGAAGTTGGTGTACTTCGTCTTGATGCCCGCCTCGACGTGGGGTCGCACGTCCTCGGGCACCTTCGACCACCAGGGCTCCTTGACGATGCCTTCCCACTCTCCGTTCCACGGGGGGGAAACCGCCTCCCCGCCGGTCGCAGGTGCGGGCGTGGAAGGAACAGGACCAGCCGGTTCCTCCGAGGACGGAGAGGCGGCGATGTCGGGAAGGGTGTCGGCGGTCTGCATGGGGTGCTGTTCCTTTGGTGTGCGGGTCGAGGACTACTCCTCGGAGGGCATCTCGGCGGCGCGCGCGTGCTTCATGCGCTCCTCCATCATGCTGTTGGCGTCCTTGGGGGGCTCCATGCCCTCGTCCATCTCGGACCCCTCCTGCTTCTCCATCTCGGCGACGATGTCGGCGATGAGCGAGGGGTCTTCCGCCAGCATCGCGGCGAGCTCCTCCGGGGGCTTGGTCCGCGTCCGATCATCGAACTGGGCGTACTTCATCGCGTCCCGAGCGCTGATGTCGGCGCCCTCGGACTTGAGCACGTCCTCGATGGGCTTGAGCTTCCCCGAGGCCTCGGCCTGGTCGAGGAGCTGCTCGGCGGCGTCGGTGGGCGGGAGGGTCGTCTTGTCGTCGGGCATCATGGCGCTTTCCTGGTTGGGGGTGTGATCTTCGTGCCGAGCACGGGGTTGACACCGTGGTTCTTCACGGTGTCCTTGATCTCTTTCTGCACGTCGGCCGTGATGCCTGCCTTGCGGCGGCGCACCTCGACACGGTGCTTGATCTCGTCGGCGTGCGTTGCGATCTCCGTCTTCGTCTGCCGGTGCATGACGATGTCCTCGACGGGGACGCCTTGCCGCTCGGCCACCGCAACACGGTGCTGCTTCCACTCGTCGGCGTCCATGTACTTGCCCGTCAGGTCGTTGTACACCGGGGTGAACCCGTGGACGCCCGGGGCCCTCCCGCCTGCCCAGGAGATTACCCGCGGGCCCGCGCACGTCTCGCACGGGGAGATGGGCTCGTCCTTGCCGAGGTACACGTCCACTTCCGTCTCGTCACACCGGGGGCATCGAAGGTCCAAGGCGCGCATGTCAAACTCCTGTTCCTGGGACGGGCCCCGGGGGCGCCATCATCGAGGCGTTCGCAGCCATGGCGGGCGCCGTGGCGTCCGAGATGGCTTGCATGGTTGGCGGCAACGGGGTGTCCGTCCCCTCCGCTACGGGGCCGCCGGGGCCCGGCATCGGCCCGGGGGACGGGCCGGGCATGCCAGGCGGGGGGGCGGGCGGCTCAGGCAGCACGATGTTGTACTGGCGGAGCGCGGGGTTGTCGAAGATCTCAACCAACGCCTTGAGCAGCTGCCCCTGGTCGACCCGGGGGTTGCCCATGAGGAACTGGAGCAAGTCCTTGAACTGCTCCTGCACGACGGCGCGGTTCGACTCCAGCGGGGAGTACGCCACGACCTTGAACTTTGCCTTCACGCCCTGTAGCGTCTCGGGGGTGACCAGGTGCTCGCCCTTCTGCCCGGTGAGTTCCACGACCTCGTCGTTGGTCTTGAAGCGCTGGAGCAGGAACAAGATCTTCTGCGCCACGCTCACGGTGTGGACGTTCACCTGCGTCTGCCTCGACGCCAAGAGGTTTCGGATCTCCCCTTGGATGAGCGCCAGCTCGGTCGCCGTCCGCGCCCCTGTCACCTGTCCGCGCTGCGCTGCGGCGAGCGCCGACACCTTGGAGATGTCCCCCACCGTGTACTCGAGCAGGTTGAACGCATCCGCCGGCACCTGCGGCATGGGGAAGTTGGCGAGGTTCTCCTGCAACGGCTTGCCGTTCTTCGACTGCAACGGGCTCCACGACCCGATGCCCGCGCCGATAGCGTTCTCGAGCTGCTCTCCGTCGATGCCCCCTGGGTCGAAGCACCCCTTGGGCACCGCTGCGCGCACGATGTTCAGCCAGTATGTCAGGAGGGCGTTGACCTCCTCCTGGTTCGGGCTGATGAGGGCGATCTCACTCAACCCCCGGCAGTCCTCGCCGTTCATGTTCAGCGTGAGGATGTCGAAGGGGTTGTAGAGGAGCTCGTCCTCGAGCAGCGGCTCGTCGTGCCCGGCCAGCATGTGGCAGATCTTCTTGTCCTCGATGTCGTAGACCTCGTAGACCAGGTACCACTTCTGAAAGTTCTTCAGCTCGCTGCGGTTGCTGGTGTTGTTCGCCGCCAGCATCCACTTGGGGTACGCATCGGGCTCCGCCAGCCTGTTCTCCTCCCCCTTGTAGAGCGGCAGCTTGCCGTCCTCGCCTGGTTCGAACCGCGCGCGGTACTCCTGCGGCGACAGCAGCGTGGCCTCGATCCAGTATCGAATGCTCTTCTGCCGGCGCGTGGTCAGGTCGAAGAACACCGTGCGAGGGTCGCACGCCCGCACCACGGGGAGGTCCGACACCGGGTCCCAGGTCGTCTTCGTCACCCCGCGGCCCAGCAACACCGCGTCGAAGATGTAGAAGCCCATCTCGTCCCGGTAGTCCCCGCTGTCGAGCGCGAGGTTCACCATGGCCTCGACGGCTTTCACCTGCTGCTCGTTCTCCGGGGACCGCGCGAGCGCTGTCACGGCGGGGTTCGCCGGCACCAGGCTCGACAACGCCGTCTGCAACACCGCGTAGATGAGGTTCACCGACGTGACCAGCAGGTTTGACTCGCTCTCCCCCGTCTCCTTCGTGTAGAACTTCCCCTGGTAGTACCGGAGCAGCTTGTCGAACACGTCCTGGTCCTGCGCCGTGAACACGCGGATGTGCGTCTCGATGGTCTGTCGGTACTGCTTAGGGTTCATGTGGGGATTCCGAGTACCTGTCGCTGCTTGGGGGAGCGGAACATGCGGTCGAGGTCGCGGGCAGTCATACCACGATTCACGAGCCGCGGCGCGGGCCTGCTCCCGAAAGGCCTGCGGCGGAAGATGTATGCCGCGATGCGGCACACCACGGCTTGGTCGTAGTGGTGCGTGCCCTCGGCGCTCTTGACTTTCTTCTTCCGCCCCGTGCCGTCCCACGCGAGGAGCTGGTGCAGCGTGGCCTGCGTCCGGACGTGGATGTCCTGGTGCCGCAGGAGGTCGACCAGGTCGGTCAAGGCGTCCGCGTTGGTCTGCGTGGACGCGGGGAAGCCCGGCTGGTGCTCGGAGTGGTTGTACAGGTTCGGGCACCCCTTCGCCCGCAGCGCCGAGAGGCACTCCCCCTTGTTCGACTCGACTGCCACCACGGTGCGCTTGACGCCGAAGAACTTCTGGATTCGCATGATGCGGTCGGCCAAGAGCCCCGGGTCTTCCCGCCCCGACCACGTCAGCACCTCGCGCCGGTCCCACCCGTGCCACACCTTCAACGCGCTCGGGTCACCCGTCTCGCCCCACCCCGCGGGGTCGCAGGTGATCAAGTACGGACAGTCCTGGTCCTCCTCGGGGTCTTCGTAGAGGTGCTCGACGTGGTCAGGCACCTGCGTGGCCCGCGCCAGCAACCACTGCACCGCCTGCATCGGCACTGCGGGGTTCGTGTTGCTCACCCACCCGTCGTAGGGGCTGTTGGGGTACTTGTGGTGGAAGAGCACCGTGTCCCCGTGGAACTCCGTGTCGAGGCTGTCTCGCCGGAACTGGAGATGCGCCTTGGTGATGCCGGGCAGCTGCTCGACCAGGGCCAGCTCCTCGTTCGTCGGCACCAGGTCCACGCAGCTGCGCCGCCGCCCGTCCTCGGTGATGGGCACGATGGACGGGTCCAGCCACCACTTGAGGAACACCGGGTGGAAGCGCCCCTTGCCCTCCAAGGCCTTGAGCCACATGGTGTGCGGCACCGAGGCGTAGAGCCCCGGCGTGTGTTCGAACGCCACCCGCGCGTTCGGTCGCTTGTTGATGGTCGGGAAGAAGTGCTGGTTAAACCGGTCGTGGTCCGGTACGTCGGGGTACTCGGTGACCACCACGGCGTCGGGGGAGTTGCCGATGGCAGGGGCGGACCCGCCGCCGGAGATCACACGCACCGTGCCGTTGTGCGCGAAGCGCATCTGCCGATCTGCCGCCGTCGTCCCCTTGAACAACGGCATCTTCGTCTCGGGCGGCTGGTGCGTGTAGGCGTAGCTGGCGCGGTTCCACACCGTCTCCGCCGTGTCGTACCGCTCCGCGATGAACAACCCCTGCACCGCCTCGGTGTACTCGACCATCCCCATGAGGGCGAGGGCGAGGGCAGTGGACACCTTCGCCTGCCGGTACTTGACCACCATGATCCAGCGGTGCTGTTCCCAGGCGTCCAAGACCTCCCGCTGCTGTGGCTCGAGGTCCACCAAGCCCACCGTCTGGTCCTCGCGCACGATGCGGCACGACGACACGAAGCGGTGCGTGCGGCGGTGCTTCATGTCGTCCTGGAGCTGGTTGACCAGCGGGACGTTGATGGCGGGGCGGGAGGCCAAGGAGGGCTATGCCTCGGGGAAGAGCAGGGGCACCGCTGTCACGGCGAAGTGCCGCGCCGTGGGGTACACCGCGAGGATGGCGCTCGCCGAGATGCCCGTGGCTTCGAAGCTGGGTGGGACGTGGGCGAGGCACGTCTTGAAGCCCTTGAACGTCACCTGCCCCAACGGGACGGGGTCCGAGGGGGTGACGTAGGCGCGGATGTGTACGGCGTGCGTAGCCGGGCTCGAGCACTGGATGGCGCAGCACGGGACGTGTTGCTGGGCCGAGGCGCGGACGGGGGCCTCGGGGGGCGCTGCGTCGAAGGACAGCAGGGCGGGGTTGATGCGGCTACCCACGGGGCACCAACAGCTTCACGCAGGCCTTGGAGAAGGCCTTGCGCGCCTCGGCCTCGCTGTCGAAGCGGAGGCGGGGGAGCAGGCGGAGCAGCTGCATCGCAGCGACACGGTGCTCTCGACGGGTGTGCCTGTCGAGCACGACGAAGGTGTCCATGTCGGGGGAGTCTGCGCCCAGGTAGGCGAACCGTCGCGTCGGCGTGGAGGCAAAGGCCCGGCGGAGGCGGCTACCCACAGACCACCTCGTCCAACGAGAGTACCCCTACGAGCTCGTAGGGCGCCGGGCAGCACGCCGAGAAGTCGTAGGTGGGGGCCGTCTGCTGGGCGGCGTCCTCGACCAGCAGGTAGCAGTCCCCGGCGAGGTAGCCGTCCGGGGTCGGGGTGAAGTGCGTGGAGGTCACGAAGGCGCCGTCGCAGGCGTCCTCGGGGTCTTGGCAGGCAAGCAGGAGCAAGAGCAGGGTCATGGGGTGGTTCCTTCCGTGGTCGTGAGCTGGGGGGCCTCGGTGCCCATGAGGCGGCTGACGGCAGCGCGCTGCTCGTCCGTGCCCCCGGCGAGGGGGTTCACATCCACCGTGGTCTTGGGACTCCAGCGGGACGTGGTGCGTCCAAACACGTCGAGGATGAACGTCGCGTTGGCCCGCGCCGCCTTGTCGAACTCGACCCTGTGCCGCGCAATCGTGGCCAGGGTCGTAGCCGTGAGCGGCTCCTCGGGCACGGGGGCGACCGCCTCGGCATGGAACATGTCGTGGCGCTGGGCGGCTTTCTGTACCAGGTTCCGCGCGACCACCTCCATGCTGCCCTCGTCGTCGTTCGCCAACCGGGCTCGCTGGACCACCTCGCGGTAGCGCGTCAGGGCGGTGCTCTCGCTGCACTCAAAGCGCTCCACCACCGCCTCGAGCACCTCGGGCTGCGTCCCACCTGCCAAGATGGCTGCTGCGATGAAGCGCGCCACGCGCTGGCGGTGCGTGTCGGGGCTCAAGATCGCCTTTGGGTCGAACGCAACCGTGTTCTCGGCAATCGCAGCGAGCGCCTCGTACTCGGGGGTGGCAGGCATGTAGGTGTTCCTCGCCTCCAAGGTAGCACGGGAGGGGCGCGGGTGTCCAGCACTGAACAAGCGACCGCCACTACTGGGCAAGTGTGCAGTAGCGAGTGTGTTTCTCAACTTCTTGGGGACATCACAATCGTATCGTAATAATAACACGCGCAACTTTTTTGTATTGTAATATGATGTGATATTCGATTACGATACGATAGTGATGTCCCTTGAGAGTTTCGCGAGGCCCCCCGCTACTGCACAAACGCTCAGTGTTGCTGAACATGTGTGTCGCACCCGGATTCTGGACTTTCTACCACAAATAAAAGAGGGAGAACCTCGGTTTTTACCCCAA